GCCTGTCTATTCTGCTGTCATGGCCCACGCTGACATGCCTACGCGCAAACGATATCACGAATTAGTAGCAAAGGGGCATAAAAAGGGGCCTGGCACATGGCAAGCAGCCTATCAACAGTCAAAAGCAGCTGGTGAAGTAAATCCGTATATGGATCTAGCTGTCCAGATGTTTGCTGATCCCCTTGCCCTACTGCCAGTTTTTAAGGCTCTTAAGTTAGTTCGCGCCGGTATGAAGATAGCACCGGAAGGAATAAAGGGAGCGCCGGGAGCAGTATCTGGGTTTATAGATTTCCTGAAAAGAACTGATACTGGTCCTCAACCAAAAAAGCTAGCAGATGAGAAAGTTGGAAGATTCGGCTTGTCTACTGGTAACGTGCCGGGGCCTCTGCGTAAAGACTTAATACCTGAGCACGAGGTTCAAAATGTCAGGGTTGGCAGAAGGTTTGCCGAGGTTGAGGATGTATCGAAGCAAACGGTATCTCAGGCTGAAGAAACGGCAAGAGAGATACTAAAAACCTCACCCTCACCAGATGCGCGTTGGGAAATGGCTTTTGGGGGAACTGACGCAATAGATGAACTCATTTCTCCAGCCACAAAAGCAGTTACTGCTCGTACTCGAAAGCAAGTAGGGATAGTCTTTGAAAGACTTATTATGGGACAAAGGAAAAATAAAAAAGGGGAATGGCTAGACCTAACTGAAGCTGAAAAAACGAGAGATATTGAGTATCTTGCTAAACGTACTGGGCAGAGCGGGAAAGAAGGGATCGAAGCAATAGAAGCTCTCGTGAAAAATGCGCGTAGCTCGTTAGAAGAAGCCGCTGGCATGGGGTATAACCCACGGCTAGATCCAACAAGACCGCTCGATGTTACTCGGGGAAGTGGGGATGAAGCGCTTACTACCTTTGGTACTGATATAAGCCCCGGAGACATCGGGCAAACACAGATGGCGAAAAACATCTTTGAGTCAGAATCTAATCTTGGCGAAATCTTAAGAAATGCAACTAGAGATGAAGCTGGGTCTCTTTATAAGACACAGACCAGGCTTTACGAAGGCAAGTAAAACGCAGCTTTATCTGAAATAAACAATACACAGAGAGACTTAAGGCAGAAACTTGTTGCCACTGGACTTGGTAGTGAAAGAAGAGGCGAATTTGTCCCTACCAAGGAGGGGGTGGAAAAATTAACAGTCGCATACAAGTATCTTCATGGCGAGATCACTGATATAAATGCTGTTGATGAATCCCTGCGTCCACTTATAGATGACTGGCAGAAACTCCGAGATCTTGAAGAAACAGAATTCATTTTGAAGAACGATATTAATGATCCATCAGAGTTAACGGTCAAGGATTATTTTTACCGTGGATGGAAGCCAAAATCAGACGAAAAACATTGGTTTATAAAACTTACTGGTATCAAGAAGGTTGGTGATTTCCAGGAATCTCCGAGACAATCCGCTCTAGCAAAACCAGGTTTTGAAAAGAAGCGTACTGACTATAGCTTTGAGGATTATTGGGAAGCAGGGTACGAGCCACTTAGCTGGGATCCTGGAACACAGGCAGCCTTTCGGTCTCAAATGCGTATAAAGAATCAACATGCAAATTTGTTTCTTTTATCAATAAAGCGTTTCGCTGGGAATGACAATTTAGATAAAAAAGGATTGGGATATGTATGGCGATTAGGTGACCAAGTAGACCCAGATGGTAATAAGTATGCATCAATTAATGATATAAAACTTCCTGATGGAAGTCCGGCTACTAAATCCTATAGAATCCCTAGGATTGGTCCATCATTTGAGGGTAAAACATATGTCGATAATGCTGGGCAGCTGCGTAAGACACAGCCATACTACGTTTCTAATGAGATAGCTGATATTTTAGAAGGAGTATTTGGCACAACTCCCGAATTAAATTTCCGATTACCTCTTACAAGTGCGACGTATGATTGGCGACCCCTCATTAGCAGGGCAGTATTCTTTACAAAACGTGCCAAGTTGCTGGGTTCATTCTTTCAGGTCAGAGACTTTATACAGCGCGGAATTGCTGGAGCATTCAGCGCGTCTTATGACGATGCACAGAAAGCTATTATTAATTTGTCTCAAGGGAATGTGAATGCAGCTCGTTCAAATCTTTTTAATTCTGGTAAGCATGTTATTCACACACCAGTCACGATAAAAGATGTTGTTCACTCCTATTGGAGCCCAAGTGCGAGAAGGAAACTCGATGACTGGTATGTATCAAAAGATCCAATAGCTGGCTCTAATATTACTCCACTGATGTTAACCCAGGCAGGGCTATCTAAATTTGACCCAACGATACTCCCATTGTTAGAACCGCAGTCTTATAATGTCCCAACCAGTGTAGTTGACGAACTTTCAACGGCGGGAGCTTTCAAGCAGAAAACTGGACAAACCTTGGAACAGGCGCGTCAAAAAGCACTGGATATTGAATACGCTCTCAGGGAAGGTTTGTTTGAAGGTGTTTATCCAGCCGCGATAAAGAATGATATTGAGAACAATATACTTCCTACGGTAATCAGAGCGTTTCCGAGAGCTACCGATGAGCAGATTGCTGCATATGTGGTCAAGGCTGCGAACACAAGGTATTCAGTGCTACCTGCATCTCAGTCTGTCTTGATCAATCAGCCAACTTTGCGTCATATACTTATGCATTCCTTCTTCTCTGTTGGTGAGAACGAAGGACTGATAAGACAATATACGGGTATGTTCCGCGGGCCAATGAAGTCTTTCTGGCTGAAGGATAAGATTGGTACATATTTGAGTATGGCTTTTATGGCTAACACCATACATTTTGTTTCTACTGGTAAGCCCTTGCCAATAGATAGATTAAACCCACTCCAATTGCGAGAAGATTTTCAGCATGATCCTATTGCAGGGTATCTACCCATTGCTAAGGGAGTTACATATAATCGAGATTTCATGGAGCCTCAAATTAGCGGAATTTTCTCTGAGAGGCCCCTGAAAGTTGACTTGCCAGAGTTCATGGGGGGAGAGTTCACTTTAGGAGGAATCAAGGTCGGTGGATTAGGAATGACCAAGTTGTTTACAGAGGTTCTGGGACAGCAAGATACTGTTCTGAAAATGCTTGATCCTCTAGCATGGGTCAATGCCAGATTTTCCGCTCCAGTACAAGCGATAATGGAACAACTTCAGGGCAAGACTTTCCATGATGTTGATCTGGAAGGGGGAACCCCAATGCAGAATTTGACTGCTCGTTCATTCGCAGGTGTTACCTCTCTGCTTGCTCCAATTGGTCCCGGTACTTCTCTAATAGAGATGGGGCGGCAAGAACTCGACCCTGAATCACAATACACAAGACCACTTGGAGACCAGGCTATTGGACCTACGGGTCAATTAATAGAGGCATTCACACTTGGTACTGTTGGAGTAACAGCTGAAAGTTCACATGATATAGAGCAGAGATTAGTACAACAGTATATTGACGAAAGGCCAGAAGAAGCAGACATGATGGGTTTGAGAGGGAAAGAGTTCGACCAGATTGCTCTTCCAGATCAGAATAAGATCCTATCACTCGATACTAACTTGCCTCTTGTGGACGAGCTTACAAGACGTAAGGAATGGATGGGCCGGAAGAAGGTAGGAGTAGGTTCTAAGGCAGCGTTCTTTAAGAAAGATCAAGAGATCGAAGATGCGCGATTTGTTGAAAGCAAGAAGATAGATGAACTAAACCTATCTTCTCTCGAGCTTAACGATAAGTACCTCGAACTATACAAAGACACAATACAGAGAAGACAGGATCACTGGGAATCGGCCTTTGAATCTGGGCTTCTGGAGAGAGAACGAGAGAGGGAGAGCCCGGATGATTGGATGGATCAATTTATATATGACGATATTGATGAGGTGTATCAACTTTTCACTGGTATGACGATTGCCGAAGATCGCAATTACAGTCCACGAGAATTCAGTAAGGAAGAAGCAGCGGGGCCAGATGGGGGGATAAAGGGAGAGTGGAAGCCGTCTGAAATGAATCGCAGGATTCGAATTATAGATAACAAATTCGGAGAAGGGACATATCTCAAGCTGAAATTTGCGAGAATCGAGAGGGATGAGCGTGAGGGTACAATCACTTCTGGCATGGCGGAATGGATGAGAGATAAGTACATACTTGATTATTATTACAGGCCAGTAACCTATCAGGTAGGGCTGCAACTTCTGGATTCTCAGCCAGAAGGGGTCAAAATTGCTTGGGCAAACTACATAGACTCGAGCGAAGCTACTAGAAGAAGGCTAGATGACACTGGCAAGTTTTCTTCTTCACAGCGCGTTTATCGGGTAGGGATACATAAATGGACCTTCCGAGATATCTTAGAAAGTAGCGAAATGGACGAGGCTAGGAGAGCAATAAGGGGATATCGCTTAATGGATCCTAGTGGTCGAGATGTCACTATAGACGATCTTTTGTCGAAGTGGAGGGGTTTGACCCCACTTGACGAACAGGGGTATTTTAGGTCAGGAAACCCAGAAATAAAATACCAATACGGGTACTAGTAAGTACTGCAAAGTCTTGACACTATGTTAAATAGTGTATAAAAATGGCTGAATGAGAAGAGAAAGGAAGTAGGTATGACAACTGAACAAATTGGAAACGTAGAGCCGCCCGGAGATGATCTTCCCCCGGTAGATTCTCCTGAAGTTAATCCTATATTGACTGAGATAACTCAGCTCAATGAGCAAGAGGGACCGGAAGGAACTCAGGCTCCTGAAGCTCCTGAAGCTCCTGAAGCTCCACGGGAAGTGTCTCCTACAGAGCCCGTTGCCGAAACTACAGACCCCTCTGCTCAACCCCAACAGCCATATTCACCTCAACAAGTACAACAGATGCAGCAACAAGCTGCACAGTACCAGGAGATGGAAGCAAGGGCTGCTCTTCAGAACCAAACTCAGTCTTACAAGACCCAGCTGGAGAACCAGGGGTTCATGCCAGAACATGCTGAACAGGCTGCAAATTACTATATGCAGAGTCAGACGCAGCAGCTTAATCTAGTACAGAAGGCCGATGAATATGCTCAACATATTCAAGGACAGATGCTAGTTGCAGAGGTTTTTGTAAAGAAATATAACCTTGGGATTGATGACCTCTCTGCTTTAAGAAGGTATAACGATCCCCAATCGATGGAAGAGGCAGCTAAAAAAATGTCGAATGATAGAGAGAGGGATACCGAACTTGCCAAGTTCCGTCAGGCACAGGTGCCAGCGCAACAGTTCGATAACTCCCAGGGAGAGCCAAGCGTAGCGCAAAATGACGCTAGCTGGCTTGACCGTTATAACTCAGGTGATAGGTCGCCAAATTCTGTGGCGGCTGCACGACGAGCAACTGGTCTGGAATAAGACCAAAGGAGGCATGTAATGCCACAGACAGCGACGACTGGTAATCTAGAGAGCGCACAAAAAATCATAATTGCGTCCTCTAGGTACACCGAAGAACACAACGCCCCGGCACTGGCTCTTATCGAGTCTTTCAGTTTGCCCAAGGGTGCAAAACAGGTGACCGTTCCGAAGGTTGGGCAGATGAGTATGTCCGATCTCACCGATGGTCAGGACATAGTAGACGAGGAAGACATCGGTATGACTACCGTTGATCTCACCGCGTCCGAGGTTGGTGCCAAGATCATCCTTACCGATAAGCTAATCAGACAGTCTGCCGAGAATGTTATGAGCATTGTTGGTAGG